CCTGACGCCCGCGTGGGTGTCGGTCGGTAGTTGCGTGTTCGCGTGACGTGAGGCCCGCATCGTCAGCGGGTGAGCCGCATCGTCACCGCGCTTGCTGCGCTGCTCGGGATCTCCGCCTATCAGGCGCCCCCAGCGGCGTTGCCGTCGTTGGGCGATTCCGCAGTAGACGCAGCACGCGAACGCTTCGGCGGCCAAATCTCACCCCTGCCGACCACGCGAACGCGCTGGTACCTCGCAGATCTTGAAGACGCTGAGCACGCGGCTGACCGCGGGCAGCTCTCGCTTGCTGCGCAGCTCATGCGTGCAGCGATGCGCGACGGCATCGTCTCGGGCTCGCTCTCGACGCGCACAGGCGGCCTCGTGCGTCTGCCGAAGAAGTTCCGTGGCCGCGCTGAGTACGTGCAGGCCATTGAGTCTGGCGTTGAAGAGGCGCGCTCCATCTTCGACGAAATGCTTCCTCCGAGTGAGCTCGAAAAGCTCGCCGCGGATGGCGTGCTCTTGGGCGTTGGCGTTGGCGAGTTTCAGGAGGTGATCGGCCGCGATTACCCCGTGTTCGTGCGCCTGAACCCAGAGTTCCTGCTCTACGTGTGGAGCGAAAATCGCTGGTACTACCGCTCGATCATCGGGATGCTGCCGATCACGCCTGGCGATGGACGTTGGGTCCTGCACACGCCGGGTGGACGCCATGCACCGTGGCAATGGGGCCTTTGGCGGGCGGTAGGCCGCGCCTACATCCGGAAGGACCACGCAGGCCTTCATCTCGACAACTGGCTCGCGAAGCTCGCGAATCCTGCGCGCGTTGCCGTTGCCCCCCTCGGCTCCACCGAAGAGCAGCGTGACGGCTTCTTCCGCCGTGTGATGGCGTGGGGCATCAACACGGTCTTCTCGCTCACTCCTGGCTGGGATGTGAAGCTCGTCGAGAGCAACGGCCGCGGGCACGAGGCCTTTGAGCGAACCGCCTCTGCGCAGAGCGAAGAGATCATCATCGCCATCTGTGGCCAGACGGTCACGACGGACGGAGGCACCGGCTTCGCGAATGCTGACGTGCACAAGAGCATTCGCGCCGACCTCATCAAAGCCACTGCCGACACGCTCGCGCACACGGTGAACACGCAGTGCCTGCCGCAGTGGCTCATCCGTCGCTTCGGCGAGGAAGCGCTCTACGAAGGCATCGTCGTCGAGTGGGATGTCACGCCGCCCAAGGACAAGAGCAGTGAGGCCACGGCGATGCAGATGATCGCGCAAGCGATTCAGAGCTTCGACACCGCCCTCGCTGCGCACTCGCTTCAAATCGACGTCTCCACGCTGCTCGCACGCTTCGGCATCCCGACGCTTGCGCGCGCAGCGAACGCAGCGCCCGCGCTCGCGCCTGGAAACGTTGTCCCGATCAAGCGCGAGGCCGCATGAAACACGAACGCTTCGAGCCTCGTGGACGCGGCGCGCTTGCGCTCGCCCCCAGCGCTTTTGGCGCGCTCTTCGCGGTGGTCGAAGAAGCACCGTCGACCGAGACGCGCGGCGATGTCGTCGTGGTCTCGGTGCAAGGACCGCTGATGCACCACGGTGATTGGTGCTTCGACTCCTACGACGCAATCAAGGCGCGCGTGCTCTCGGTGCTCGAGATGCGACCGAAGGCCATCGTGCTCGCGGTCGACTCGCCTGGTGGACTTGTGTCCGGATGCTTCGACACGGCGAAGGAGATTCGCGCAGCGTGTGATGCCGCAGGCGTTGAGGTTCACTCCTACGTCGACGGATTGAGCGCTTCGGCGGGCTACGCGCTCGCGTGCATCGGCAAGACGATCACCATTCCTGAAGCTGGCATCGCTGGCTCGATTGGTGTCATCGAGACGATGGTCGATGAGTCGGCGGCACTCGCTGCCAACGGCATCGCGATCGAGCTCGTAGCGAGCGGCGCACGCAAGACCGACGGCAACCCCGCGATGGCCATCACCGACGGCGCACGCGCTGCGGTGCGTGCCCGTGTCGAAGAGCTTGCGGCCGTCTTCGCGTCGCACGTCGCCACCTATCGCCCGCTCAGCGTCGACGCCGTGCGTGGCCAAGAAGCCGCCCTCTTTGCGGGCGCAAGCGCGGTGCGAGCAGGGCTCGCCGACCGCGTCGGCTCACTTGATGACCTAGTCGCGATTCTCGCGGCCGGTAGCGCTGCGCCCCTCGCGCAGGACGGAGGAACCATGTCTGAAGAAGAGAAAGCGCGCGCGGCGCTGAAGGCAATCGTCGATGACGAAAAGTCGGACGAGAAGGCCAAGTCTCGCGCCAAGGCGGCACTCGCCGCGATGGAAGAGGAAGAGCCAGACGGCGACGAGAAGGACGGAGAGAAGGCCGAGCACAAAGAGCCAGACGGCGACGAAGCCAGCGCTTCGACTCCAGGCGCAAGTCTCGCTCACACGTCGGCATCACTTGAGGCGCGCCTGCGCATCCTCGAGGCCGAGCGCGAATCGGACCGCAAGGCCGCGATTCTCAAGGACCGCCCCGACATCGGCGCGGAGACGCGCGCAGCCCTGGCGAAGCTTCCGCTTGGCCAGATGAAGGCAATCGTCGCAACGATGCCACGGCGCGACGTCAAGCCCGCTGCGTCTGCGGTGGTGCCTGTCACGCGTGGCGAGTCCGAGAAGGGCGGCGACGCAATCGGCGCGGTCGCTCACGACCCAGCGATCGACCTCGCGATGGGTCGTGCCCGCGTCACCTCCACGGGCGTTTCAGTGTCCGCGGATGGCCGCACGATCACTCTCGGAGCTGACGTCGTCACGCCTCCGAAGAAGGGAGTCTGACCATGGGAGAGCGCATCACTCAGGTGAAGGAGCACGCGTACATCGCGCCTCCGCTCACGAACGCGTTGCTTGCCGAAAAGGGCAAGCGTGCATTCCTCGACTCGGCAACCGGCAAGGTCGTCATCGCCCCCTCGGGCACGACGGTCGACATCGGCGAGTTCGCGGAGACACGCACAGGCGACGGCACGCAAGGCGTGATGATCCGCCTGCACTACGACCTCGTGTCTCGTCGCTGGGCGAACGACACCGTAGTCGCGGTGGCGGCAACGGACATCGGCCGCGTTTGCTTCATCAAAGACGCATCGACCGTGTCGAAGTCGCCTGCGGGCGGACGTCAACGCGCCGGCATGGTGCTCGAGGTCTCCACGCTCGGAGTCGTCGTCGCTTCGATGATGGACATGCCGATGCCTGCGCCCACGCAGGCGGTCCCCGCGTTCGTCGCTGGCGACCTCGTGGTGCCGGACTACCCGCGCCCTGGCGCGTTCATCGACGTTCCCACGACGGCTGCGAACAGCACGGTCACGCTCCCCGCGAACGCGATTGAGGGCTGCGAGATCACGTTCATCGCGGACGGCACGAAGAACGGCCACACGGTCACCTACCGCGACGCAACGGGCCCCGTGTCGCTCACCGCTGCTCTCACCCTGAGCAAGCGCCATCTCGTCCGCGCGTGCTTCCTCGGCGGGAAGTGGGCCTGCAGCTCCACCGTCGCGCCCTGAGCGCTGAGAAAGAGAACGACCGATGTCATCCATCATCACCCCGGTTTTCGTCAGCGACCTCAAGACGCGCGTGCAGAGCATCGCGAACGAGGACTACCAGCGTCTCACTCAAGACATCTGGTGGAACAAGATCGCCACGACCATTCCTTCGACCACGAAGAAGGAAGTGCTCTCGTGGCTCTTGTCCACTGGCACCCTCGAAGAGGTTGCGCACGACGGCGGCGAGGTCGCCTACGACACGCTCATGCGTGCGCAGACGAGCTTCGAAAACAAGTTCGTCCGCAAGGGCCTGAAGGTCAAGTACGAGGAGTTTGAAGACCTCGACGGCGGCGCAGTGATGCTCTCGGGCGGCAAGCTCGCGGGCCGCGCAGGCTTTGACGCGATCTCGAAGTGGACGCGCGACGTCACGGCTCATGCCGCGTACTGGCCGCAGCAGAAGCTTGCCGAGGCCATCATCGCGAATCCGACCGCGTACGACTCGAAGGCATTCTTCGCAACGGACCACCCGGTCAATCCGGTGGACGCAAGCTTCGGCACGTTCGCGAACGACTTCACGGGAGGCGCATCCGGAGCGTACCCCGGCGCACTCCCGATCGACACGAGCGTGACGGCCGAGGTTGCGCTGAACAACCTCGCAAAGGCCATCGCCTATGTGCGCGGCTTCATCAAGATGCCGAACGGCGTCCTTCTTCGAAAGCTTCGCGTCACGGGCATCATGGTGCCCCCTGAGCTTGCTGTGCGCGCAACGCAGCTCACGAGCGCAAAGTTCATCACGCAGTCGGCGGCGAGCGGCGCGCTCTCCGGCGACATCGAAGGCATCGTCTCTTACCTGAACCTCGGCGTTCCGGTGATTGCCGATGAGCTCGGCGCGGCGATGGGCGGGTCGGCAACGACCTACTACCTCATCGTGCAAGAGCTCAGCTCCCCGCAGATGGGCGCCTTCGTCTACTCGAACCGAGAGTCGGTTGCGATCACGTACGTCGGCCCCGAGACGGACGCAGAGCTTGCCCGAGCGCGCGAGCTGCAGTGGATTGCTCAAGGCCGTAACGCGGTCGCCCCCGGGCATCCGTTCCAGCTCTTCCGCTGTCGCGCGGCGTGATTCCAAGCGCGTGAGCCTTCGGGCTCCGCGCATCCAGTGCAGTGCAGGGTACGGCGAAAGCCGCGGCCCGTACGCAGGTTCGAACCCTGCCGCTGCCTTTGTCGAGCTACCTCACAGAGACCGAGTTTCGCAACCTGACGCTTATGCCGTCGGGCGACGTCGACGACTTGTTCAGTCGCGTGCCGGGCTTCGTTGCGGGTCAGCTTGAACTCATCTCGAGCGACGTCGACGCGCGTCTCCGTAAACGCTACGCGTGCCCGTTCGCTGCGCCTGTTCCCACGAAGGTGCGTGCGTGGTGCGTGCGTATCGCAACGCGCGTGGCGTACCTCAAGCGCGGCATCGATCCGAACGACCTGCAGTGGCAGGCCATCGCCCTCGACGCAGAGAACGCGGAAAAGGAACTTGTTGAAGCTGCGAACAGCGAGACGGGTCTCTTCGACCTTCCACTTCGCGCCGACACCGCGTCGACGGGCGTTCGCGCAGCAATGCCGCGTGCGTACACCGAGGCCTCGCCCTACGTGCACACCGACGTACAGCGCGAGACGGCTCGCGAAGAAGACCGCAACGCTGGGGGCTCGTATGAGTAGCGGCGCGAGCACGGGAGGCGGCTTCAACTCGTCGGGCAAGCAAGCCCTCGACGAGCAGATCGCGCGCATCCGTTCGTTGCCTGGTCTCGCTGAACGAGCGGCGCCAGCCATCGCGCGCGCTACGCAGAACGAGCTCGCGCGGACGATTGCCGCTGGCACCACGCCAGATGGCGTGCCGTGGAAGAAGACCCAGGCAGGCGAGAGGCCGCTGCAGAACGCCGCACGTGAGGTGCGCGTGTCTGCGCAGGGGTCCGTCGTGGTCACTTCAATCGAAGGCCACCTCGCGCTTCATCACCTCGGCCGAGCGAAGGGCGGCGTGCGTCGCCAGGTCATCCCGACCAAGGCCATCCCTGACCCCGTCACGCGTGCGATTGAAACCGCTTTGACGGGCGAGTTTCGCGCGACGATGGGCGGTGCGCGATGAGCACCGTTCTCGCGCTCGAGCTGCTTTACGAAGATGTCGTCGCACGCTTCGCCGAAGAGCGACCAGGCATCGAGCAGCCCTTCGGCTGGCGTGAGCCGCAGAAGCGTCTCGCGGGCCGTCGCATCGTGTGGGTGCCTGGCGACGACGATGATGTCGGCGAGATTGGCACGCCCACAAAACCCGGACGCAACCCTCGGCCGCTCTACACGCTCGACGAGCTCTGCACGATCTACGTCGAGGGCTACGACACGACTCAGCCCGAGAACGAGCGCGCGCAGTGGCGCGCCTGCCGGCTGTTGCTCGATGACGTGCTGCGCGCGTTGTACCTGTCCGCGCACACGCGCGTGAGCATGCGTGGGCTCCGATGGGTCAACGACAAGAACGAGCGCCGCGCGGGTGCTGCGGTGCGCCTTGTGATCGCCATCGAATCGATGGTGCCGGATGCAGACGTCGACACGTCGACGACCAACAGCGCAACCACGCTTTCGCTGCTTGATGCGAGCGACGCGATCGTGACGGAGGAACCATGAGTCTACCAAGTGTGAACCTGACCGAGCTCGATGGAGCCCTCGGCTCTCTCGCTTCGAGCGGCGACAAGATGCTTGTGGTCGTCGGCGCGTCCAGCGCTGGAACCGCCAACGCGCCCGCAGCCTATGGGCGTATCACTGACCTCGTCGCAGCCTTCGGGAAGGGCCCGATGGTTGAGATGGCCGCGCACCACATCCGCCGCAGGGGCCGAGCGGTCGTGGTGAAGACGGGCGCAACCGTTGCGGGCACGGCCACTGCGGTTACGCAGGTTGGAACGGGGACCATCGTCGCGACGATCGCTGCGTCTCCGGCGCCCAACGACGACTACGAAGTTGTGATCAAGGTGATCACTGGAGGCACGCGCGGGTCGGCAGGAATCACCTATCAAGTCTCCTACGACGGCGGCCGAAACTTTGGCCCCGTGACGGCGCTTGGCACCGATGTCGCGATCACACTGACCGAAGCCGGAACGCTGGTGGTCAACCTCGCGGCAGGAACCTTCCTCGCAGGCGACACGATTTCGTTCCGCACCACGGCGGCTCGCTGGAACGACGCGGAAATCACCGCGGCGCTTCTCGCGCTTCAGAACGCGGTCATCTCTTGGGACGTTGCTGCAATCGCTGGCGCTATCGACGCCAACGCGTTCGACGCCATCGACACGGCAGTGCGCGCGATGCGCACCGTAGGTAAGCATCGCATGTGGATTGGCAGCGCTCGCATGCCGACCATCGGCGAGTCGGAGGCGACCTACAAGGCCGCACTCGACGCGATCTTCGCATCGAAGGCGTCGACATGCGGCGTTGTCTGCGCAGGCGCTGTGAAGCACACGAGCGCAATCAGCGGCCGCAAGTACAAGCGCCCTGTCGCCTTCGTCGCAGCTTCGCTCGAGCAAGGCAGCGCAGAGCACATCGACACGGCTGCCATTGACCTTGGCCCGATCGATTCCATCTCGATCAAGGACTCGAACGGCAACCCCGACGAGCACGACGAGGTTGTGAGCCCAGGTCTCGACGACTCGCGCTTCTACGTGCTCCGCACTTGGGACGGCGTGCAAGGCACCTACGTCAACCTTCCACGCATCTTCTCGGCGACCGGCTCGGACTTCCGACTCGTGCCGCACCGCCGCGTGATGAACCTCGCGAACGAGGCGCTGCTGCAGTACCTGCAGCGTCGACTGCACAAGCCTGTGCGCGTGGACCGCATCACTGGCTTCATCCGCGAAGAGGATGCGTTGCAGATCGAAGCCGGCGCTCGAGCTGTGCTTGCGGCGGTGCTTCTCACAACGCCGAAGGCCTCCGCGGCGAGCTTCGTGCTCAGCCGCACCGACAACATCCTTACGACGCGCACGCTCACGGGGCAGGCGCGCGTCATCCCGCTTGGGTACCCCGAGACCATCACCGCAGAGATCGGGTTCACGAACCCGGCGCTGCAGGTCCAAACGGCGTGAGGACGACATGAGCGACGCAAAACGCATCAACGGCACCGACTACTCGCACGCATCGATCAAGGTGACGGTCGCGGACGAGCAGTTCTACGGCTTCTCCAAAATCGCCTACGCGGACAAGCGGACACGCGGCAAGGGCTACGGCACGAGCGGTATGCCGCGCACACGCACGGCCGGGAAATACGAAGTCGACCCAGTCACGATTTCGGGGCCACGTAGCAGCATCGACGAGCTCCGCGCGAAGCTTGCGTCGCTGAGTTCTGACGGCGTGTCCTTCGGCGACATCGTCTTTCAAATCCAGGTCCAGTGGATCGAGGACAAGATCGGCGTCATCACCGACGAGATCCAAGACTGCGTCTTTGTGGGGCAAGCGGTCTCGAGCGAGGAGACCTCGGTCGATCCGACATCAATCGACGTCGAGATCGACGCCATGCGCATCGTTTGGGACGGCAAGAG